ATGTTGTTTGCCACTTCTTATCAGCATAGAACACACGAGGATTGGATAGATTGTCTGTGTGGTTCATCTTGACTTCAACCCAAACACCTTTTACTGGCTTGTTGTTGAACTTGGTTATTTGAACATCAGATAGAGCCGTGTCGGCAGTAGGTCTAACGGCTGTTACACCCTTGACAGAGTTAATCGATTTAGCAATATTTGCCTCGAATAGATCGGATGCAGCACTCATGTAAGACTCCTTTCGCATATTTATAACACAACTAAATATATAAGTAAATAATACCCTGAGGAACCATGATTAGACTATCAGACTATCTAACAGAAGCAGCCGCAGAAAAAGACCGTCATCTTACACATATTGAGGATGCTGTTCTAGAAGGCGGTGTTACAGGCACTCGCAATGCTATCAAGTTTCTTATTGCTCTAAGAGATATGTTTGCCGATGATGGGCAGACATTATCAGAGGCACCAGGTTCTCTTATTCTTAGAACAAAGTTTGACGGCGCACCTGCCATCTATGCTGGTATCAATCCAGAGAATGGTAAGTTCTTTGTCGGCTCTAAGTCTATCTTTGCTAAGAATGCAAAGTTGAATTATACCGAAGCAGATGTTAGAGCAAATCACTCTGGTGGTCTTGCCGATAAATTATCAGATGCACTAAAGTATTTGCCTGAACTAGGTATCACCGGTATCGTTCATGGCGATTTCATGTTCTCTAAATCTGATCTTAAGTCAGAAACAATCGATGGTAAGAGCTATATCACATTTCGTCCTAACACAATCACATACGCTGTTCCCGCTGGTTCTAGAATAGCACAGCAAGTTCAAGCAGCCAAGATTGGTATTGTCTTTCACACCACATATCATGGTAAGACAATGCAGACACTACAAACACATTTTGATATCAATGTCAATAACTTTAGACCATCACGCAATGTATGGTATCGTTCTAACAAGTTTCTTGATGTTACTGGTCGTGCTACCCTCACAAAGGCAGAGAACGCTAAACTAACAGGCATTCTTTCCCAAGCTGGTTCAGTATTCAGAACCATTCCTTCCTCACTATTAAATCAGATTGCAACCAACGACACATATAGAATCCATATCATGTCATTCTATAATCAGCGTGTCCGTGCTGGTGAACATATGGGCGCTGGTCATACGGCTGCACTAATAAAGTGGGTTGGGGATAAATATCAAAAGGGCGTTGATGATGCCAAACTACCAGCAACCAAAGCAAAGCGTAAGGCAGAGCGTGATATGGTTCTTCGTTGGTACCGTCAACATGCATCTGATCTAAAGAAAATCTTTCAGTTGCAAAACCTACTGATAGATGCCAAGATGCTATTGATTGCTAAGTTTAACATGGTGAACGATCTTGGCACATTCTTACATACCGCTGATGGTGGCTATAAGGTAACAACTCCTGAGGGCTATGTTGCCGCTTGGTCAACTGGTGGTGATGCTGTTAAGCTAGTTGATAGATTAGAGTTTAGCCGTGCTAACTTCTTAGCTGTCAAGAATTGGGGAAGATAAATGACAGATAAACCGACACCAAAGCCTGTGCCGGTAATTAAGACGATTAAAAAGATCGTCAAGCAGGCTAGAGATAAGAAAAAGTATAAATAGTATAATAATCCTGTAGAGGGAATAAATGAAGAAAATTGTATTTACATTTGGCCGATATAATCCGCCAACCACGGGTCACGCAGAACTAATCAATTATGCGGTTAGATTAGCACATAGAACAGGTGCTGATCATCGTATCTATACCTCACAATCTCACGATCCCAAAAAGAATCCTCTACCACCAAAACAGAAGATGGCGTTTCTTCGTCAGATAATGCCTGGCGTCAATTTCGTTGATGATCCAAATATGAAGACTGCATTCATCATTTGTAAGAAATTGTCAGATGAAGGTTACGAAGATGTAACATTTGTCGTTGGTGAAGATCGTGTAGCAGATTTTAAATCGCAACTAGGCAAGTATGTAAAGCCAAAGACGGCTAAAGACTTCAACCCCAAGATTCATTATCCATTCAAGAAATTTCAGGTTGTATCATCTGGTGGACGCAAAGAAGGTATCTCTGGTACCGCACTAAGAGCAGCAGTCCGCAAGGGCGATTTCTCCACATTCGCTAAGGCATCAGCGGCAAAAGACAAGTTGCTTGCTCGTAAGATTTTTAATGCCGCTAAAGCAAATCTCCAAGAACAATTCACATTGCTAGAAGAAAAGGGAATGTCTCGTAAGGAGTTCGATAAGCTTCTACATTCATTCATTGACTTTACTTGTAAGCAATTAAATGTTAAAGAAAAGCCTGTCATCGAATATAAAGATGACAAGGGAGATGGACAACCATCGTTCGGTGGATATGCACCACATTCAAAGACACTGATGGTCTATACAAAGAACCGTCATCCTATGGACATCTTTAGAACTGTAGCACATGAGTTGGTGCATCATAAGCAGAATGAAGATGGTAGACTAGGTAAAGATATTGCCAAAGAGGGAGCAACTGGTTCTGATATTGAGAACGAAGCAAACTCAGAGGCTGGAAAGGTAATGAGATATTTTGGTAGAGAGAATCCTTTCTACTTTGATATGAACTATGTGCTAGAACACAAAGCAATATTACTAGGTGGTGTGCCAGGGTCAGGAAAAGATAGAATACTAAAAGAAGCAATTGCACCACTCGGATATAAAGAAGTCTCACAAGAGAATTTCACAAAGTATAATGTTAATGGAGAAGGCATTGTCGTCAATGGCACAATGTCTAATTACGAACAGACAAATCAAATCAAAAACATTTTAGAAAGTCGTGGTTATAAGACCATGATGGTATTTGTTAATACATCTAACGAAGTTTCTAAGCAACGCAATGAAGCAAGAGCATTAACTGGCGCTCGTGTCATCAATGAGAATACTCGTTTCAGCAAGTGGCAATCTGCACAGGTAAACACTGTAGAGTATTTACAACTATTCGAGAATTGTTATGTCATTGACAATAGTGCAGCCGCTCTTACAGAAGAACATAGAAACAATCTACATTTTCTCAAAAAGGCATTACACAATTTCAGTCTTGGAGAAACAGACTATAACTTTGAGCGTATGATTAATGAAAATCATACAGATTTCTCCAAGAACAATAGAAAGATATTAGTTGGTGGCGCTGGTAATTGGGGCACATCTAAACTAACTTCCAGATACCAGAAAGACACGCCCGGTCAAGATATCGGGTTTCAACCTATGAAAGTTTTGACATTGACACAGAAATTTAAAAACAAAAAGATGAAGAAAGAAGAAAAGACAGTTAGAAGTCCATCAGGTGCACCTATCGGCGGCGATAGAATTGGACCTGAAATTGGTCTTCCTAAAGGTCCTGGTTTTGGTGATAATCAGTCTATTGACCTACTCGGTATTGATAGACAGATTGATAGATGGATGGTGAAAGAAGAAACCAGAAAGAGATTTAAGCAAAAGTATGGTCAGTTGGGCGAACAGAAACTAAAAGAGACTGTCGCCAAACTGAAAAAAGAAAGTTTAACGGATCCATTTGACGGTTCTATGGGTGCTACACCTAACTCCGGTCAGATTGATAATGTTAGACAAGATCCAAATGCAGAGTTTGAGAAGCAAAAGATATTCGGAAGAAAAAAACTAAATACTAGCAATAGCTATGTTAACAAATTAAAAGGAAACTAAAATGTTTGAGAACAAGTTTAATACCAAGAAGACTGATTCGCTTGTCGAGGCAGTCAAGCAAGCACAGGCTGACGGTGAACTTCGTCGTCAGGCAGAAGCCCTTGTTAATGAAGAATTTGGCGTTTATTCACGCAAGGCAGTCATTCGTGAAAATCTAGCCGCTTATGATGCTCGCCTTGAAGAAGCCTATAAGTGCATGAAAGAAGGCAATAGAGATAATAAAGAAAAGAAGAAAGAGCATGAAGAAAAGACTGGTATGGAGCACATCAAAAAGATGGGCGGCTTCCCAGGACAGTCACCAAAGAGAACTGCTCGTGAACTAACAAAAGAAGAAAAGGCCGACAAGGATTATGACAAAGACGGTAAGGTCGAGTCACCAAAGGACGAAGTTTGGGGTTCTCGTCTTCGTGCTGCTAAACTCGCTGGCAAGCTAAAAGAAGGTATGGCCGATCCTAAGGATCCTTCATATCAGGGCGGCGGTGATGTTACATCAACACCAGCAAAGCATGTCAAGCCAACAAACCCAGAAAGAATTAAGTCTTTCAAAGACCCAAGAGATTCGTCAGTTCAGGGCGGCGGTGATGTTACAGTTGGTGGTAAGCCAGCAAGCATCAGAGAAGCACTCCGTGAAATGGTTGCAAGAAAGAAAGACATTGCCAAGGGTGGTGTAACTGCTCCTCAAGAGTTCAAGCAAGAGAGATTTGCCAACAAGGGTGCAGTAACAAAGGCACCAGTTCCTGGCGTTTCTATTGCAGAAGAAGAACAGGTTGATGAAGCCGCATATTCAGCCAAGGCTGCTCGTGCTGGTAAAGACATTGGTAAGTCAGGAAAGCAGTTCTCTAAGATTGCTAAGAAGGCTGGTGAGAAGTATGGTTCTGAGGAGCGTGGTAAGAAGGTAGCAGGTGCTATTCTCGCTAAGATTCGTGCCAAGCACATGAAGGAAGATTCATCTTTTAACGCCGCACAGGAAACTGGTAAGTCGGTCGATGAAGCTGTTGCAACTGCCGTTCCACCTACATATCAGCCAGCATCCACAGAGATTGCTAGACCTGCTAGAGCAAGTGGTCCACAAAGATTGCAAGGAACACGCTTCTATCGTGGTATGAGTGCAAAAACATCTGGCACATCAACTGCAAAGTTTGGCGCTCAACAGACTGCTAGAGCAACTGGTCCTTCACCAAAGACCGGAACCTCACTAGTTCCATCAGGTGGTAATAGACTACCAGCCGTTTCAGGATCTTCAACAACAAAGCTTCCTGCAACTACTGGTTCTGGCGCCGGTGCTGCTGACACAGGTGCATCAAAGCTACCTGCACTAAGAGGTGGTAATAGCGTAACTGCTACAAAGGCTGCCGATGCTGGTAGATCAGGTGCTTTCACTTACTCTCGACTAGGTGATACAGCTATTACAAAGGCTGCTGGTCGCTCTGCTCTTGGTACAGTTGCAAAGGTCGCTGCTAAGGCTGCTGGTCCTGCTTCTGCTATTGCTGATATCGTCACACCTTCTGGTAAGACTGAACCTGGTAATCCAGTGTTCCGTAAGACTGATGCTGGTAAGGGTGAGGTTGCAGGATATCGTTCTGCTACTACACCAAGAAAGACAGATGATAATACACAGAAGGGAATGGTAGGTGATATGTCTAGAAGAGGCAAGTTGGCTCCTTCTGTTCGTAATCAGGAACTACCAAGCAAGATTGCTCCAGTTAAGACAACCGAGCCAGGTACACTATCTGCACCTGCTGCTAAGCCTGCAACTACTTCAACCCCTGCACCAAAGTCATTTGGACAGGCATTCTCCACAGCTAGAAAAGAAGCTGAAACATCAGGAAATAAATCAACTGGTCAGTTCTCATTCAAGGGCAAGCAGTTCCAGACAAACATAAACCCTGCAAAGGGCGCTGAAAAGTATGTGCCTGCTTCACAGCAAAAGGTAACATCTGTTGGTAAGACACCAGCACCTGCTGCTACACCTTCACCAACTACACCTGGTTCAACTTCAATCTCTAAGCAGCCTGCACCTCCTGCATCTTCAACCACAGGAATTAGTTCAACTGCTGCTAAGGTTGGTATCCCACAGACACCAACTGGCATGAGTAAAGATTTTGCTATGGGTAAGGATTTATCAAATCCTCCTTCAGTATCATCAACTCCGGCTGCTCCTAAGCCTTCTGCCCCACCACCAGCCATGTCAATGACTGATCCAAAAGCAAAGGCACTAAAAGAAGAAGTTCAGGTAGGTGAATATAAGTATAGGATCGTTTAAATGAAAACACCTAAACAGACTAAGAAGGGCGGTAGTAGATACCGCCCTGACACAAAGAAGATGGCAAAAGAAGATCGTCAGAAGGCTCTTAAAAAAGTAAATAATAGCAAAGCGAATAGAACTATGACGGGGCAGAATCCAGACATTATTGAAATGGATCCTGTAAAAGTTGATGCTATCGGACAGAATCAAGGTTTAAACTAACAAGAAAGAAGGATTACTAAAATGCCACTATGGGGATCAGTAGATAACGCTGCAAACTCCGACATTGCAGTTCTAATGCAGTATAACAAGCCAACAGATACAACCGAACAGGCTGTGCTATTTGGCAATACTACATCAGGCGCTTTTGTCACAAACGAAACAGTCGGCCAGTTCGGTGTTGATTCGGATGAAATCACCGCTGCTCGTGCCGCTGGTGCAGCAAAGCCAGCACATGCTGGTTGGAACATTCGTCACGAAGGAACTGGCCTAAAGGCTGGTCGTGTATGGTACGAAACAGTTGTTGCCATGGGCTCAATGTCAGGCGACGCCGAAGATACAGTCTTCCCAGACACAACAATTAGAATTACAACTCAGCCTGTAAGTGCTAACGGCGCTGGCAATGTTACTCTATCAGTTGTTGCTACATCAACACCAACAAAGACACTATCTTATGCATGGCAGCGTAACGCTGGTGCTGGTTGGGTTTCAGTTAGCAACCTTACTGGTGTTTATTTCAATGCTACATCCGCTTCACTTACTGCAAACGCAGAGATTGCATCAGGAAATACATTCCGTGTCACCGTTTCTGCTACAGGCGCAGTAAGCGTAGTATCTGCAAACGCAGCCGTAACGACACCATAAGGAGAGTTTTATGAAAACTTTCCGTGATCATCTTAAAGAGGAAGTCGTACCTACCGCTCTTAGTAACGGTAGCGTAGACATTAAAAATCCAGCAGTCAGAGCCGAACTTAACGGCATTCTGGCTGCTATTGCCACTCGTTCATGCATTACACCATATATTGCTCTAACAAAGATGCGTAAGGCTCTTTCTTATTTTCATATTGAGTTGCCAAGCAAAGTCTATATGGAAGGCAATCATGGTGTAGAAGTATGGGAGATCCATCAGTTTGGACACAAGATGGGTATGACAGATCAGGGTGAGTTCGTAAAAGAAGTTCCCTGTGACTATTACCTATTCTTCCATTATCATCTATTCGGCTCAATGTTCATGATTGATGCTAGAGTAGTTGATAAGGACGATCTTGACAAGAGACTAAGTGCCGCCGAAGCAATGATCAAAGAAGATGCAGCAGCAATGAAACATCTTCAAAGAGCATTAGCCCCTAAAGAGAAGATGCATTCTGCACTAGGAGATTGTGATTGTAGCCAGGGCGATTCCCCAAGCACTAAATCTGCTGTTGATGTTTCTATGCGCCGTAAGGACAAGAAACTATCTGCCGATTCGCTTGATGAGGGATGGGTAGCAATTGCTCCACGTGGACAGAGCGTCTATGACAAGTTCGGCGATGCTAATCCAAACGCAAAGTGGTATGGTCGTAAACCTCCAAAGGCAAACAAGCCAGGTGATGCTGAACCAGGTGCTGGAGATACCTACAAGGGTTCAAAACAGGGTGGTAAGACACGCTTTGCTAAGAAAACTGTCAAGGAAGAAAACCTTGACGAAGTATCTCTAGGCAAACTTGTTGCTTATAAGAACAAGGCTGGTGAAGGTCGTGAAAAGGGTGTTGCTCTTGCTGATAAGAAGATGAAAGGTAAAGCAAAGGTTGGTGCCTCTGCTCCTAAGCATCCTTACATGGAAGAGACTGTTGAAGAAGGTAAAAAAGTCAAGATCAAACTTAACCCAGAAAAAAAGATTGGTTACACAGTTCATGACGTTGGACCTGGTGGAAAGAAAACTCTTGTAAAATCTGGAGAAACAAAAGTCAAGGACATAAAAGAAGGCCGTATGCCTGCTTCTGTTATCAAGCACAAGCAGAAACTCGCTGGTATGACTGATGCTGAAAAGAAGGCAAAGTTTGCTGGTAAGTCAGAAGCAGAACTAAAGGCAATGGCTCGTCGTCATGGTCATGGCCCAGACAGCAACGAGTATTCTAAGCATGGTTCTTATGAAAAGAAACAGATTGATGAACTTTCATATGAAACAGTAGCCAGATATCATAGAAAGGCTGCCGACAGATATCAGACTGGTGAAGAACCATATGAGAAAAGAAAGAAGGGTCGTGAGTTAGCCACTAGAAAACGTGCTGGCGGCATGATGGGTATTCCAAAGGCCAAAGTAATGGCTAAGGAAGAAACCATCAATGAAAAACTAACCAAGAGAATGAAGGTTTCTGATGTTATCTCTGACTTTGTTCATTCCGATGATCCAAAGTTCAAGGGTAAATCAAAGAAAGAGCGCATGAAGATGGCTCTAGGTGCCTATTATGGTATGCATCCGGAGAAGTCTCGTAAAGAATAATGCTTGATCTTAATGATGGTAATTTTTTGATATACGCCGCTAAATCATACGAAAGTCCTCATCTGCTCCAATCAGAGTTTGATGAGGACTTGAAGCGGATCAAGTATATCAAAAGATTGTTACGCAAATACAGAATGGATGGTGAGTGTAAAGAGAGATTGATACTCAACCACATCATTATTCTATCCAACATGTTTGGAGTAGAAGCGACGGTGAACATGCTGTTTCTAAAGGTTGAACCTGATGATTATCCCACACTTAAAACATTTCTTTTATTTCTTAACTATATGCCCGAAAAGTTAAGTGTCACGATTAATAAATACACAGTGAACCAAAAAGAGATTATGGTAGATTTATCCATAGCAGACAGATTGAGGAAGATATGATTGACGAAGATGCGCCAACAGTAAACATAGGCTCAGGTCAGATTCCCGGCGCTGGTGTTACATCACCAGGAAAGCCAGCGAACTTCGGCGATACAATCGTAAATCCCGGTGCTGCTAAAAGATGGAAGAAGATAAACGCCACCCAGACTGGCGGTATTCTTCGAAGAAAGAAGCCGCTTATGGAAGACTCATTCGCTGGTGCTATGGTCTTTGAAGTTAATTCAAAACTATTTCATAGCCTAACATTGAGCAAGCGCAAAGGCAAACATTGGCGAACATATCTTGAAGAAGATGATTGCTATGCTGAAATTCGTGAATGGGCTAATAAGAATAAAGGTCCTATTGTTGTAAGAAATGAAGCAACAGGCGAAATGAGATATATCAGATATAAAAATTAACACAAGGACGAAAGGAATGGAACTATCCATGTCAGACAAAGACTCCCACGACTTCGAGAATGGAGTTGGCGAGGTAGTATCAAGAATGCCACCAATTATCACCACCATCATTGCTGTTGGAGGATTAGTGGCGGCTTACTTTATGACAATTGGTGAGTTCAAAGTTAAGGATATGGAACTACAGCAGAAAGTTCAATATCTTGAACAGAAGGTTGACCGCATAGAGGAAACGATGGATACTATCAAACTAAAACTAGACGCTCGTTTTCCAATTGTAGATAATGAAAGACAAGACCTTCGTAGGGAAATTGATAGTCTAAAGGAAGTCATTCAGCAGATGAAGCCGCTACTTAAAAGATAACACTTGACATTTGTTTAAGTGAATGATAATATGCATATTCATTATGATCAGGTGACTTATGGCGGTATATATTGATAAGAAATACATTTCTCTCCTCGCTCCTAAACTATCATTGTTCAAGCAGCGGGGAGAGTTTTTATGGAACTTCCGTTGTCCCGTATGCGGAGATTCCCATAAGAACAAGATCAAAGCAAGAGGATACATTTACAAGCGAAAGGAACACTTTGGCTTTATGTGCCACAATTGCGGCACAACCATGGGTCTGGGTAAGTTTATCAAGTATGTTGATCCTGGTTTGTATAATGATTATCAGTTGGAGTCGTTTGTTCAATCTAACACACAGACAAAGGTTGATGTTACGGAGTTTGTGACAAATCCGACATTCTCTAAGCCAAAGAGTATTCTATATACTGATGCAGAACGCATTATAGGATTGAATCCTTATCATCCTGCAAGGAAATATCTTGAAGATAGAAAAGTTCCTATTGATAGCCTTTTCTATGTCGAAGACTTTGCCAAGTTTGTTAAGGATTTGTTTCCTGAAAATGCAAAAACACTATATAAGGAACCACGCATTGTAATACCCTTCTATGATAAGGAAGGTAATCTCTTAGGAATACAAGGACGATCACTTGACAGACATTCGAAGATCAAATACATCACAATCAAAAGCACTGAAACTAACCCTAAGATTTTTGGATGGGATAGACTGGATGCATTGCAAACTGTGTATGTGGTTGAGGGACCCATCGATTCTCTTTTCCTTACTAATAGTGTGGCTACTATGGATGCAGCACTCTTTTCTGCTCCTCACATCTTAGGACTTGACCTAGAGTATGTTTTCGTATATGATAACGAACCTCGTAATAAGCAGATAGTTTCCAACATGCGGAAGACTATCGAAATGGGTAGAAAGATTTGTGTGTGGCCTTCCTATATCAAAGAGAAGGACATCAACGAAATGGTTCTGGTCAATATGCATCCGAGTGAGATTCAGCATATCATAGATAGAAATACGCATGAAGGAATTATGGCTACAATGAAACTGAACCAATGGAGTAGAATATGAGTATACCTACAAGATTCAATGTCATAACACCTAATAAAACATATAACAATCAAAGTATGTTCACTATCAGTTATGGTCGAGATCTGAACGACAGAAACGTATGGAAAGAAAGATTTCAGGAATATTTTGACTGTTCTTCAAACGAACAAAAAGAAAATTATTGCCCATGGTATTTTGAAGAAGATTTTATGATAGAGATTAGTCCTGACATTACTCTTTTTAAAAAAGAGTTTCATAAATTATGAGGAGAAAAACATGACCGATGAAGAAACAAATAAGCTAAAGAAGATTCTTTTTGTCTTAACTCTTATTAAAAATAAAGAATCTGATGAACGCAAGCTTGCATACTCAGAAGCAATTGAAGAAGCAATTGAAGAAGCAATTGAACATGCAAAAGAACTTTTGGGAATAAAAGTTAAATTGTGAGACAATTAATGAGCGAAGAACAGTTTGTCAAATGTTATGTTGTTTTTGGCTGTGTATTTCTGATCTTAATAGTGATGGATATGTTTGGATTATGGGGGAACAGTGATGAATGACATTCATCAGCAGCAATTGAAGCAAGTAAGAGAAAGCGTATATGAGGAAAATCTGCGGCTTCGTGCCGAACTCGCCGCAGCCAATGAGTTTAAGAAGCATTACACTGATTTGATTTCAGTCAATGCTGAACTAATGGGAGCACCTAATGACGGATCGATTACAGACTCAGTAGTTCAAATAGAGAAACTTGTAAAGAAACTTCGTGCCGACCTCGATGCCGCTAATGAGGAAGTCGAAAAATTACGGGAACGCCTTGGTCCACATGGACTAGTCGTCGTAGACATAGACAAGACGGGGCATTACGTGTCTGAGAAAGTTGCCGACGAAATCACCCGCCTCCGTACCGACCTTGCCGTAGCCAATGAGCGATGTGAGATGCTGACAAAGGAAGTCGTAGAGTGGCGTAGTCGCCCCGATGCTTTGCGGGCTGACAAAGCCGAAGCCGACCTCGATGCCGCCATTTCAGAGCGTAATGGCCATTACGCTACATTGAAGCATGTGGCTAAAGAGCGTGACGAAGCCTTGCGTAATCAAGCAGAAACTCAATCTAAACTAGATGCTCTTGAAAAACTGTTTCAGATGACCTGTCAACAGTTTGAAGAAAAGCGCCAGCGTATTCTAGAGGTTCTTGACTAATGACGAAGCATTGTGTATATTTTTAGTGGAAAGGAGCCTACACATGACCAAGAATAAAGCAGAATCGGAGTATGTTATGATAAGGCGAAAGTGTGAAGATTCGGATATGGCAGAGTTAACATTCGCTAAGAATAACGAAAAACTTGACCTGACAGATTATAGGTGTATCCGAATGTTTTCAGAGACCACAGAGGAATGGGTTCATAAAGATGAATACGAGCATTTCTATGAAGAGTATCGCAAATTCAATGGTCTGATGATGAGGCATGGTGCGATACTATCATATATAAGTGAACCGTGTGAAGAAAAGGCTGTCACCACTTTCTTGAGGATGAAGGCGAAAGACTGATGACCTATACGTGGAGTAAGTATCCTGATGCCAAACCTAACCGATCTGGATACTATTACACATACTATTTCAATAACGAAATGAATGATTGTTTTTACAAAGCGATATACTATAATACTTCCGCAGACGAGTGGATCGGGTGGAGAAGAGGTATAGAACCTAAAGTTATAGGATATGTAGATAAGACGTATGCGAAGTTCTATGTTCCTTGTTTAGATTTGGTAACGCCAGACATAGGGAGTTTCTTGGAATGAGTGAAGATATTGT